GAAAGTGTATTTTGATCCGGGCTTGGGTCGGCAGACTTCGATCTTTGTGCCCGCGGAAGATGTGATCATCCCCTACGGGTCGAGCGGTGCACGGATGGCTGAGCGTGTGACGCACGTCATGCGCAAGACCAAGAACGACATCAAGAAGCTGCAAGTGGCTGGGTTCTACCGAGACATTGATCTGGGTGAGCCGGTGATGAATCACACGGACGTTGAGAAGAAGAAAGCCGAGGAGCAGGGCTACTCAGTTACTGACGACGACCGGTATCAGGTGTATGAGATTCAGGTGGACTGGAACCTCAAAGGGTACGAGGATGAGGACGAAGTAGCGGTCCCGTACATCGTGACGATCGACAAAGGTACGCAAGAGGTTTTGGCGATCTATCGTAACTGGGAGGAGAGTGATGAGAACTACCAAAAGCGTCAGCATCTGGTGCAGTATGACTATATCCCTGGGTTCGGGGCGTATGGCATGGGTCTTATCCACATTATTGGTGGTTACGCCCGTGCTGGCACAAGTCTTATCCGGCAGTTGGTAGATGCAGGCACTTTAAGCAATTTGCCGGGGGGTCTTAAATCTAGGGGTTTAAGGGTTAAGGGAGACGACACTCCGATCGCCCCCGGAGAGTTCAGAGATGTGGATGTGCCCTCTGGGAGCATCAAAGACAACATCATGACTCTGCCTTATAAGGAGCCGAGCCAAGTATTGATGGCCCTGCTCAACCAGATCACTGATGAGGGCCGGAGATTGGGGTCTATTGCTGACATGAAGGTCAGTGATATGAGTGCTCAAGCACCAGTGGGTACGACGCTGGCGTTGCTGGAGCGGCAATTGAAGATCATGGGTGCGGTACAAGCGCGTGTACACAACTCGATGAAGCAGGAGTTCAAGATACTCAAGAGCATCATCAGGGACAACACGCCGAGCCAGTACGAGTACGAGCCTGAGACGGGCGATGCGTCCGCCAAGCAAGAAGACTATGACATGGTGGAGGTCATTCCAGTCAGTGACCCCAACAGCAGCACGATGGCCCAGCGGATCATGCAGTATCAGGCTGTGATCCAGTTGGCTCAGCAAGCTCCGCAGATATACAACCTGCCCAACCTGCACAGACAGATGATTGAGGTACTGGGGGTTAAGAACGCGGAGAAGTTGGTTCCGATTGAAGATGATCAGACTCCGCGGGACCCGATCAGTGAGAACATGGCGTTCCTCAACGGTGAGCCAACCAAGGCGTTTATCTACCAGGATCACGACGCGCACATTGCGGCGCACTCGACGTTCATGCAGGACCCGATGATCATGCAGCAGATGGGGCAGAACCCGATGGCGCAGCAGATGATGGGTGCGATTCAGGCGCACATTGCCGAGCACTTGGCGTATGCGTACCGTAAGAAGATTGAGGACCAGTTGGGCGTGCCGCTGCCCGCGCCCAATGAGCAGTTGCCAGAGGAAGTGGAGGTCCAGTTGTCACAGCTTGTGGCGCAGGCGTCCACGCAGTTGCTCCAGCAGAACATGGCCATGGCTCAGCAGCAGAAGAACCAGCAGATGGCGCAGGACCCGATCATCCAGATGCAGCAGGCTGAGTTGCAGATCAAGCAGCAAGAAGCTCAGACTCGTGCCGCCAAGGTGCAGGGTGAGTTGCAGCTTAAAGCACAAGAGTTGCAGATCAAGCAGCAAGAGATGGCCAGCAAGCAGGGCGAGAACCCGGCGGTTGCAGCGGCGCGGGCGCAGCAGGAGATGGAGGCCAAGCGTATGAGTATGGGGCTGATGGCCGCTCAGAAGCAGCAGGACTTGCGCCACAAGGACATGGCCCACCGCCAGAAGTTAACTCACGCCGAGCAGATGGCGCGGCAGAAAGCGGCGCTCGCAGCGCAGACCCAACAACCGGGGAAGATTGAATGACAGAGATAGAGTTCATCAAGAAACAAAACGATGAGTACCGCCAGCAGGCGGTAGACAGGCTTTGTACGGGCGCAGCTAAAGACTACGCCGAGTACCGAGAGTTGGTGGGGGTGATTCGAGGTCTTGACCACGCCAACTTAACACTTCAAGACTTTGCTAAACGAATGGAGCAATTAGACAATGAGTGAAATCCTCGTAAGCCAAGACGGTGCAACATCTACTGTCCTTCCCGAAACGGCTGAAGAGAAAGCACGGCAGGTACCTGACCCCGCCACCTTCCATCTTCTGTGTGTTTTGCCTGAAATTGACGAGTCCTACGAAAGCGGCATAGTGAAAGCTGGCCAGACTATGCACTACGAGGAGGTCCTATCTCCCGTGCTGTACGTCGTGAAGATGGGGCCCGACGCGTACAAAGATGAGAAACGCTTCCCCAGTGGCGCGTCCTGCAAGACAGGGGACTTTGTGTTGGTCCGACCCAACACTGGTACACGGATCAAGATTCACGGCAAAGAGTTCCGAATCATCAACGATGACTCGGTCGAAGCTGTGGTCCAAGACCCCCGTGGCATTTCCCGTGCATAAGGAGTAACTCATGGCTGAATTTGAAAAGACTACGTTCGTATTTCCGGACGAAAAGGAAGAGGCTGAAGCCAAGGCAGCGAAGGACTTGGAAGAGTCTGGAGTTTCCGTAAAGGACGATGCCGACATCGAGATCGTTGACGACACCCCCGTGGAGGACCGCGGGCGTAAACCCTTGGACACACCGCCCGATGAGGTGACGGACGAGGAGTTGTCTAAATATAGCGACAAACGACTCAAGGAGCGACTGGCTCACTTGGGGCGTGGCTATCACGACGAGCGACGCGCCAAAGAGGCAGCTTTTCGTGAAAAAGAAGAGGCTTTGCGGTTGGCGCAGACGGTCGTAGATGAGAATAAAAAGCTCAAAGGATCGTTGAACACTAACCAAGAAGCACTACTTGAGCAGGCAAAACGGGTGGTTGCCAACGAAGTTGAGACCGCCAAACGTGCCTACAAGGAAGCGTACGAGTCCGGGGACTCTGACCGGCTTGTGGAAGCCCAGGAGAACTTGACCACTGCCAAGATTCGTGCGGACAAGGTAAGTAATTTCAAACCTACCCCTTTACAAACGGATAACGTTAGTGTACAAACCAAACAAATCGCGCAAGAAGCAGGGTCTGATCCTAAAGTGGACGCTTGGCAAACCAAGAATCCATGGTTTGGAAAAGACCGATTGATGACCAGCTATGCTCTTGCGTTGCATGAAAAGCTGGTTTTGGAAGATGGTGTTGACCCTACTTCGGATGAGTACTACAAGAGACTCAACGGAGAGATTCGCCAAAGGTTCTCGGATAAATTTGCGTCCGATGATCCCGCTGAAGCTAACTCTTCTCAGCGCCCGAAAGCAAATGTTGTTGCACCCGCAACGCGCAGCACTGCATCCAAAAAAATCGTGCTCAGCCCGTCGCAGGTGAATATCGCCAAGCGGCTTGGAATTCCTTTGGAACTCTATGCTCGTAAGGTTGCGGAAGAAATGAGGAAATAATCATGGCAGAACAGAACAAACTTAATCGTGAACTTGAATCTCGTGCTCGCGAAGTGCGTCCAATAACCAAATGGGCACCCGCTGAACTTCTACCCGAAGTTGACGAAGAGCCGGGCTACGCGTTCCGCTGGATTCGTACCAGCATGATGGGTCAAGCTGATGCCAAGAACGTATCTTCAAAATTCCGCGAGGGCTGGGAGCCTGTGAAGGCTTCGGATCACCCTGAGGCGCAGCTTTTTGCCGAACCCAATAGTCGGTTCAAAGATGCGATCGAAGTAGGTGGACTCATCCTCTGTAAAACCCCGGTGGAGTTTGTCGGTCAACGTAATCAGTTTTTTCAAAAGATTACTGATTCGCAAATTGATTCGGTAGACAACACCTACATGCGCGAGAGCGATGCCCGTATGCCGCTGTTTAATGAGCGCCGCTCAACAGTGACTAAGGGACGAGCTTTCGGTTCTGGTTCTTAATCTTTAGGAGTCTTTCAATGGCTTACCCCACTGTCTCCGCACCCTATGGCCTAAAGCCTGTCAATCGTATTGACGGCATGCCATACGCTGGTGCTCTTCGACAGATTCCCGTTGCTGCCTCGTTTGGCACTGCTATCTTCTTCGGAGATACGGTCCAGATTAACTCTGACGGTTATCTGATTCTCTCAACCACCACCAACTCCGGTGCGATTGTCGGCGTCTGTGTCGGCGGTCAATACGTGAACTCTAGCGGTCAAACCGTTGAAGGTCAGTATTTGCCTGCTTCCATCAGCACTTCAACCAATCTGGCTTATGCGTATGTGATTGATGACCCCATGGCCCTGTTCAAGGTCGCCGTCGTGTCTTCTGGCACTACCATGAGTTCCGCTGGGCGGGCTGTTGTCGGTACTAACTTGGCCTTGGTTCTCAACGCTGGCAGCACTACCACTGGTAATTCTGCTTACGCTGTGACCCTGACCGGTGCTGGTACGACCGCTACCATCCCAATCCGTGTGATCGACGTTGTGCCTGAGACCGCCACTGCTGCCGACACTTACACTGAACTCTTGGTGAAGATCAACACTCACCAATACAACAACACCACTGGTGTTTAAGGAGTAAGAAATGGCAATTTCACGCGCACAACTACTTAAAGAACTGCTCCCCGGCCTGAACGCGTTGTTCGGCTTGCAGTATGCGACCTACCCTGAAGAGCACAAAGAAATCTACGAAACCGAGACTTCTGAGCGTTCCTTCGAGGAAGAGACCAAACTTTCTGGCTTCTCTGCCGCACCGGTCAAGAACGAAGGTTCTGCGATCCAGTACGACAACGCCCAGGAAGCATGGACCGCTCGCTACAACCATGAAACCATCGCAATGGGCTTCGCCATCACGGAAGAAGCAGTGGAAGACAACTTGTATGACTCGTTGTCCAGCCGCTACACCAAATCGCTGGCTCGTGGTATGGCTTACACCAAGCAGGTCAAAGCTGCCTACGTGCTGAACCAAGCGTTCAACACCACGGTGACTTACGGTGACGGCGTGAGCTTGTGCTCTACCGCCCACCCGTTGATCTCTGGTGGAACCAACAGCAACCGCCCGGCTACCGCCGCTGACTTGAATGAGACTTCGTTGGAAAACGCAGTCATTCAGATCGCTGCATGGACGGACGAGCGTGGCCTGTTGATCGCAGCCAAGCCCAAGAAGTTGATTGTTCCTCCTGCTCTGATGTTCGTTGCAACTCGTCTCCTGGAGACCGAATTGCGTGTTGGCACGACCGACAACGACATCAACGCGTTGAAGAACAACGGTTCTATTCCCCAGGGCTACTGTGTCAACCACTACCTGACCGACACCAACGCTTGGTTCCTGTCTACCGACGTGCCTAACGGGCTGAAGCACTTTGTGCGTATGCCTTTGGACACAAAAATGGATGGTGACTTTGACACCGGAAACGTCCGCTATAAAGCTCGTGAGCGTTATAGCTTTGGCGTGTCAGACCCCTTGGGTATCTTCGGTTCCCCTGGCGCTTGATAAATCCCAGTACGGTAGAGGTGACTGGCCTGCCACTAGGGCCCCTTCGGGGGCCCTTTTTATTTGTTGCATCCCATAAAAAACCATGATATATTGACTGTAATCCGGGGAAACCGGTGTATCAAACAGTCCCGGCTGACTGTCATGCAAGATTGATACGCCTTAACGCATGGAGCATTGAACATGGGATTCGCAACTCACCTTGGCCCTTGGTTGTTGGGCACTGTCCGTAACACCACCGGCACCACTGTCGGCACGATTGAAAACTGCGGTGCAACCGTTGTTTCTCAAACCTTCAAAAAGAACTACGCTGGTCAGGCCGCTTCAGCCACCACCGACACCATTTGTGTGCTGCCTGCTGGCGCTCAAATCCTGGACATCAACATTGATACCACTGTTGCGTTCACCGGCTCAACCGCCGCTAACGTCAGCATTGGCGATGGCACTACTGCCGCCTTGTACTGGGCCGCTACCGATGTGACCTCTTTGGGCCGTGCAGCCATCAGCAACGCAGCCGCCAAATTGGGCGCATGGTGTGGCGTGACTTCAACTGCCTCCCCTAACGGGATTGGCGTTGGCCCCACCGATGTGAAGATCGTTGCAACGATGACCCCCACCGTGGCCGCAGTGACCGCAGGTACTGTGCAGTACACCATCGTCTACACGGTTGCCGACTCTAACGGTTCGCAGTTCCCAGCATCCGCTTAATTGATCTAGGGGGCTTCGGCCCCCGCTTTTTAGGGGATTGATTATGAATCAGACACCTGTTAAACAAGCGCATTTAAACGTCAGTGGATTCATGGTGCTTGGTCGCAACCGTGTGAAAGCCATTTCATTTACTGGCTCTGCAACTGCTGGGTACGTTACACTGTTTGACACTGCTGTTGCTCCCGTTACCACCGCAACTTACGGTCGATCAGGCACAACCATCACAGTTACATCAACGGCGCATGGATTGGCTACCGGGCAAGTTATTGGTGCTGACTTTGCCGCTGGCACTGGCGGCACTGCAACAAACGGCAATTACCCAGTTACCGTTACCAACGCAAATACGTTCACAATCACCGACATAAACTCCGGCAGCATTACTGCTGGCGCAGCAATGGCTTATGCAAACCGTTGGTTGATGACATATGACGTTGCCGCAAGCGATACCTTCAACAACGCTCCATTCATCCCTTCCGATGGCGTAATTGCTACTGATGGCATTTATGCTTCTATGTCCAACGTGGTTGCTTGCAATATCTACTATGGCTGATAAGAGCTTCAACTTGGTGGGGCGCAAGCTGATGCTTGCGATCCCTTGTTACGATGGCAAGGTCAACATCAAGACCTGTTTTGCCATAGCGCAACTCGTCCCCAAGTTGGACAAGATGGGTGTTCAGATTCATCTGGTGCACTTGTCTGGCTGCTCAATCATCACCAAGGCCCGCAACAAGTTGGTGGCCAACTTCATGGCTTCAGACTGCACTGACCTGTTGTTTGTGGACGCTGATGTGGTCATCAATGTGGATGCAGTGACTCGTCTGTTGGCCCTGTCCACAGACCGAGATGTTGTGGCCGGAACGTACCCCCGCAGGGCGGCAGATGCCAAGTTTTTCTTGGACTTCTACCTGGATGAAGACAACCAGTTGGAGTTTGACGAGAATGGCCTGATGCGCGTGGAAAGCGTGGCCACTGGGTTCATGTTGATCCGTCGCCATGTTATTGAGTCTCTGATCGCAGCCCACCCCGAGTGGAAGTACAAGGGTGATGGGGACGGCGCGGATGAGTACGCCGTCTTTGACTTTGCCATCATTGATGGTGAGTACATCGGTGAGGACTATCTGTTCTGCCGTAGGGCTAG